GTGCGATTTTCCTCTAAAGTGAATAAATTTAACGCAACGCGCCGTATACTAGGAAATTATAAGAACGCTCACGAGAAGCGTTTATTAGATAAGTTCTTTTTTCAAGTTAGAAAGCATAGTATACTTGTTTTTCTTAGAAAGATGTCATCTCCAAAACCACATACTAGAATTATGGATTATTTAGATACATTGCCTACAGGTCAGATTTTACTTAATGTCCCAAGAATTGGGACTTTTAATAGTGATGTTGAGCGAGCTATGCAAATTATATCAACAGTCATTGCTTATAAGTTTGACGTTGATAAGAAAGGAAAGCCTAGGCATTGTATTATTGAAGCTATTCTCTCAGGTGTTACTGGTTATAATAAGTTCCAAATTAGTGCTTATATTCCTTATATGGTTCGTATTCCTAAAGCATCAGCTTATTTTAAGATTGTTCCTCCTAACGAAGCAATTCGTCAATTGTGTCTGTCTGTTTGTCCTAAAGGTTATGAAAGATCAATAGAAGGTGCTTATTTGTCTGCTACACCTACTATTCCTGGTCTTATAAAACTTGCTGCTAAAGTTGGTATTGATAATCAAACTTGGCCTATTCAGCCTAAACTTCTTTATACTTGTCTTAGTAGGTTTCTTATTGACTTAGATGAAGTTATGCCCATACCAGATTTTACTTTTCCTTATGAATATGTTGATAATTTGCCTTACAATTCAGATTCCAATACCGGATTCCCTGTATTTGCATTTGATGAAAAATTAAAGAAGAGGGATATTCAGCCTTATGTTATAGCTTATTGTAAACAATTGTTTAAAGAGGTTCAACGTGGTACCTCTGCTTGGGATTGGGTTGTTACTTTGGTCACTAGATTTTTTGCTAAAAATGAAGTTCGTGGTCCTGATGATCCTATAGACAAGGTTCGTATTATAGGTACAAATGGTCCTCTTGGTGATGCATTTTCTCGTCTTGTTTCTATGGGAGCATTGGATAGATGGTCTAAATTTTTACCATGTTTTATTGGAGTTTCTGTGTGGTCTACTATGGTTTATACTATGTTACTGGCTATGGAGCATAGATATTTCATGAAGATAGATAAACGAATGCGCACCAAAGATATTATGGTTAGACATGCTCATGACACTTGTTATATACTTCTTGATCTTTCTTCTCAAGACTTTACATTTAATCCTTTACTGTTGTTTATTACTCTTTGGCTTAGGATATTTAGTTATGATTTTTCTAAGTCTCCAGGTATGGATAGAGATATGTTTATTAATATCTTTGTCCTTGAGATGGGTTATGCTAATTGTAAGGTTGTTCATTGGTTGGATGATATGTTTTACATATTTCTTGGAATGATGTGTAGTGGTTACCTTATGACTTCTCATGGAGATACTATCTTTGATATTTGTTACCAAATGTGTTTTTATGATCCTTTTATTGGAAGCAGGTATCCGTAATCCATTTGCTCACTGGCGAAAGTTCTGCCATGCTGTTTATGGTGATGATACGGTTATTGGTCTTCATAGATCGTATAAACATATGTTTGGATGTATCGATAATGTCCCGGATAAATTGATAACTGCTTTTCAAAAGTTTGGTCTCGTGCTTAAAAGAGAAGAAACTATTATGCTTTGTCCTAAACCAGATCATGTTGATAGGTTTTTTACTTGGATTGAGAATGATGAAATTGTTTCTACTGGCATACATTTTTTACAGCGATATTTTGTTAAATATGATGAAAATCTTAATCCTGTTCATCCTGATTTAGATGCTCCCTATGTCTTTTGCTGGCGCAAAACTGGTCCTCTTATTACCAAGTCCTGTTTAGATCCTCAGGCTTGGTTTAGTTATGGAACCAACGTTATTGCGGCTGCTTATGCAAAAGCTTTTGGTTTGTTGTTGGATGCTGGTCCTAATAAGGTTGCTCACTATTATTTTAGAGATCTTATGGGTAAGTATTTGGAGATTAATCCTGATTGTGGTTTTATTGCTCAGAATTATCATTCTAGAGGTATTTATGCT